ATATTTATTGGTGATTATAAACCAGAAGATATTATACATAAGAAAGAATATGAAAAAAATAAAATAGAATCTAATAAATTAAGGGCACTTGATGGTAAATTAAGACAATCTGAAGAAACATCTTCTTTACCACCAAATATTTATAAACGTAAAAATGGTTTATTTGCTCAAATTAAAATTAATTCTGTTTTATATAATAAAGCATTTCTTAGTTGTAAAGATACTGATGAACAAAAATTACAAAAAGCGAAAGAATGGTTAAATTTTATAAAAAATACTTATGAAAATGAAATTTAAATGAAATTGACAATCCGCAGTGTTACTACCTAAAATCGTCATGACAAGATTATGGTAGGCATTCAGAGACTGAACGGGTGTTGGTCATTAATGATAGGTTAGTCACCTTGAAATGGCTTAAGATACAGTCCGGCCTTATATGAAAGTATAGGGAATATCTCGTTTGGGTGATGAGATGAATATACACATAGCTCAAAGTATTCAAGCAAGAAATGAGTTAAAACGTATAGCAAACGTAAAATTACAAATTATTGGAACAAAAGATTCAAAACCTATTATTGGATGTGTACAAGATTCTTTATCTGGTGCATATATGTTAACTTTACCTAATATTAAATTTAAAGGTACACAAGTTGCTAATTTATTATGTAATACCAGTTCTGAAACAAAATATGAGATTGATATGAATAAAGAATATACTGGTCATGAGATATTTTCTCATATTATTCCAAAAGGTATTAATTCTACTAAAATTTCAAATGGTAAAAAAATATTTGAAATTATTGATGGTAACTTAGTTGTTGGTAAATTAGATAAATCAGCATTATCCAAAGAAAAAAATTCTATTATTCATTATATATGGGATAAATATGGACCTAATCAAACTAGAAAATTCATAGATGATACTCAAAGATTAGTATTAAACTTTTTAATGTATAAAGGTTTAACTATGGGTTTTGGGGATTGTATTTCATCTGATAAAATGGATAATCAAATTAAAAAAATTATAAGTGATAAAATATTAGAATATAATATTTCATTAACACAATACGAGAATGATACTGAACTATTAGAAAATAGTATTATTGAAAATTTATTGTCATCTGATCTTAATGCATTCAGTTCTAATATAGGTAAAATATTAGAAGATACATTAGAATTAACAAATAATTTAATGATTACTATTAAATCAGGGGCTAAAGGAATTCTTATGAATTTACAACATATGATGGGTTGTATTGGTCAAAAATCAGTTGAAGGCGCCCGTATTAAAAAGAAAGTTGAAAATAGAACTTTACCAATCTTTCATGAAGATGATGATACACCAGAAGCAAGAGGATTTATTGCTTCTTCATTTTCAGATGGATTAAAATCTTATGAATTTTTCTATGATGCTATGGCTGGTCGGGAGGGCTTAATTGATACTGCTATTAAATCAGTTACTTGGGAAACACCAATAATAATTATAGAAAATAATCAACCCAAATATACTGAAATTGGCAAATGGATTGATAATCTATTAGAAATAAATAAATCTCAAGTTCAACATTTAGAAGAACAACAAATGGAAATTCTAGATACTAATAATATTTATATTCCAACAACTGACTATTTAGGTAATGTATCATGGGGTCAAATATCAGCTATAACACGTCATGATCCTGGTAATCAATTGTATGAAATTAAAACTGATGGTGGACGTAGTGTAATTGTTACTGAATCTAAATCACTACTTATATGGTCATCTGAAATAAGTCAATTCAGAGAAAAATTAACACCAGATATTAAATTAGGTGATTATGTACCTGTTACGGTAGAATTAAATTCACCACCAATAATAAATGATAATATAGAATCAAGTTTTGAAAAAATATTAGATGATATAGAACATGGTATATTTAGTGATGAATTATATTTATTATCAAATAATAATATAAATACTTTATTAAAATTAATTTTCTCCAAATATGGATTAATATCTGAAGATCATTTAATTATTAGCACTATAACTAAAAATTGTACTAATGGTATAGCTTATTTATTATCACGAATTGGTATTTATACAATAATGGAAGGTAACGACATTAAAATTAATGGACAATTTGCACAAATATTTTCTGATAAAATATTTAAAATTACAAATTCTGAATTATGGTTATCGGATGTTAAAATTAAAAATAATGTTGTACTTGATAAAATTGTTGAAATAAATTTAGTAGATATTAAAAATCATCCTAAAGTATATGATTTAACAATTCCATCAACATTTAATTTTGGCCTTGCTAATGGTTTACAAGTACGCGATACCGCCAAAACTGGATATATTCAAAGACAATTAATTAAAGGATTAGAAGATATATCAATTAAATATGATAACACAAATAGAAATTCTAAAAATGTTATTATTCAATACGTTTATGGTGAAAATGGTATAGATCAAGCTTGTCAATCAGAAATATTAATTTCTATTATTGATATGAATAATGAAAGTATTGATAATGAATTTGGATTTACTAAAAAAGAAATTAAGAAATTAACTGATAAATTAAAATTAAAAGAAAAAGAATTAATTAACTTTAATCAGAATTATATTAATAAAATTAAAAAATATCGTGATGATTTAAGAATTATTCAAGCCAAAGCTACTAATAATTTTAAAGTTATTGAAGAAAAATACATGTTACCTGTAAATTTAGTAAGATTAACACAAGATTATTCTAATCATAAAGAAAAAATAGAATTAACACCTATTGAAATTGATCAAGCTATTGAAGATTTATTAAATAGTTACGAAACAAAATTATTACCTGGATTAAAAGAAACTGATAAATATTTAATTACTGATGATAGAGCTTTAAAATTTTTATTAGAAATAGCAATTCATAATTATTTATGTCCAAAGAAATGTATTTTTGAATATGGTTTAACTAAAAAAGAATTTACTAATTTATTAAATGATATTAAATTAAGTTTTATTAAAGCTTTAGTTCAACCTGGTGAAATGGTTGGTGTTTTAGCTGCACAATCCATTGGTGAACCAACATCACAAATGTCATTGTTAGGTAATGAACGAAATAAAATAATAATAAAAAATAAAATTACAAATACCGTTAAAATGATTTCAACTGATATTGGTTCTTTTTGTGATAAGTTTATTGAAGATTATCCAGAATTAACATATTCTACTGGTCATATTAATAGTGTTGAAACAAATTTAGATACTTTAGAAAATGAATATTATATTATTGGTGTTGATGGTCAAGAAAAAACTCACTGGAATAAAATATCTCATATTAGTCGTCATCCGGTTAATGGTCAAATAATGAAAGTTGTTACAAAAAGTGGAAGAATTACATATACTACAACTAGTCATTCACATTTAATACGTGAAAATCAAACTGTTGTACCAATACTTGGTTCAGATATGAAAGTTGGTATGCGTATTCCAGTTGCAAAACATATTGATAATACGTTTATTAAAGAAACAATAGAAATAGATAATCAATCTTTTAAATTAGATTATTTATTTGGATGGTTTATCGGTATGTATTTATCAGATGGTAAAATGGATAATGATACAATATGTATTTCAAAATATATTAACACTGATAAATTTATTATTAATATTACTAAATTTGCTAAACTATTTAATAATCAATATATTCTATCTTATGATCAGGATATTTGTCATATAAAATGTAAAGCTTTAATGAAATTGATTTTAAATACATGTTATGATAGAGGATTTTATAAATGTGTACCAGATTTTGCTTTTACAGCACCAAATGAATTTAAATCTGGATTATTACAATCATTTATAGATAATAGTTTTAATGTTGATGAAGTCAAATATGATATTAATATTAATAATAATAGTAAACAATTAATTAAAGATATTGCATTATTATTAAATTATTTTGGTATTTTTGGTTCAATTAAACATGATACTAATATATATACTTTAGTAATTTCTCCAACTTATAGTAATTTATATAAAAAATATATTTACACATTATATCATTTTGAAATATTAAATCATATAATTAATTATGCATCACGTTGCGTAGATGATATTGATAAAATTAATGGTCTTGGTGAAATAATAACATTATGTTGTCAAAAATTAAATTTATCTGAAAAATGGGGTGATATAGCAATTAGTAGAAAATCTTTAGAAAAATATATTAAAATATTTAAATCATCTAATGATAGTTATAAAATAAATCAAGAATTAGAAATATTAAAACAAGCCGTTGAATCAAATGTAATATGGGATGAAATAAAGATAATAGATATATATGATATTGATCAAAATACTTTTGTATATGATTTTACCGTTCCAACTAATCAAACATTTATGACTGATTACGGTATAATTGTTCATAATACTTTAAATACAAAACACACCGCTGGTGTAGCATCAAAAGGATCAGCAACACGTGGTGTTCCAAGAATAGAAGAATTATTACATTATAATAAAGAAATTAAAACACCAATTATGAATGTTTATTTCAATGATGATGTTTGTACTGATAGAATGAAAGTTAATAAAATTGCATCATATTTTAAATATTTATCAATCAAAGAATTAATTGAAAATGCTGAAATTTATTATGATTTAAATGGAACCGATCCATTATCAACAAAATTAAAAAATGATAATGTTCAAACACCATTTTTTATTAATAATCAAAAAGCTGAAATATCATCATTACCATTTGTATTTAGATTAAAACTAGATATTGAAAAGATGTATGATAAAGAAACTACATTATTAGATATTAAAACAAAATTTGTTAGTTATTGGCATAAAAATTTTACTAATTTTAAGAATATGAAAAGAAATGAAAAAGATATATTTACTAAAATTAGTAGATGTGCTATAT